TACCGCTCTGCGGCACGAAACCAACCATGTTCGGGCTGACGAATGCGTTCAGATTTCCCTGCCGGTCGATGTAGAAACCCAGGTCGATGTTCGTGGCGTTCACAAAGTTATAAGCTCCGACCGGGATCGGAGTTGTGGTCAGCGTGCTGCCAACCGCACTCACGATATTCAGCACGGTCCCGCCGCTAGCCTTCGTGAAGTAGATCCCATCCGCAATACCGGCGAAGGGCGTGGCGGTGATATTCGTCAGCCCAGCGATAAAAGCCGAGGCGTTGATATCACCGAGCTGCAGCCGAGTGAGGTAGAACAGCTTCTTGCCGGCGAGCGCACCCTGTGGGAGGGTGAAGCTCGCTGCCGGAAGCTGGATCGACTCGAAGTTCCCGTTCGCCGCAGCCGTGGTAAACAGGGCCAAACCGCCATCTCCAGCGGTGTGGGCAACTGATCCAGCGCCGCCGGCAGAGACTGTATACAGCCCTGCCGCGCCGAACGAGTTATCGAAGTCGTCGAAGAACGAGTGATAGAAGGCTGGGTTTCCATACCCAGAATCCGCCATTGGTCCGTAAGGCGGGTCCGAAGTCCACCCGGAGGTATTACGTCCAGGTGACGGAGAAGCAGGAGCAGTCATAGAGGTCTCCTAGTGGGAAGAGGGCGGAATGTCGGATCGGATTACACCGATCGTAACCCGATCCGAGTATCTTCCTCCTTTACGGCCCATTGCTCCCGAACACAGCCCGAGGATCGGTGTTTCCCACGGAGAGGCGCATGTACGACCTCGCCTTGAGATTCATCGTATCGAAGTCGTTGTCCTGGGCGAAGCTCGGACGCTCTCTCCAGTAGAACTTCATCCCCTCCGGGCAGTTCGTCCGTACGAACCAGGCGTTGGAGGCGGTGAAGTAGTGGTTCATCTTGATGCCCTTCGGGAAGGCGTTGACCGCCTTGAGGACATTGATGTCATTGTTTGCGGTGCCGGACTGCAGGACACTCTTCAGAATGCGGTGTCCGTTGTACCACTGTTGGCGGGGGAGATGCAGAGAGAGCGGCATGATGTTGACCAGGAGACCACGGTCGTTCTGGGTCCCCATGATCTGGATCGTGATATCCTCGAGTGAGGACTCGAGCAGGTCGGCGTCGGGGGTCAGTCGATTGCTGTACGTCCCACCCGAGGTGTTCGGATGGCCCGTATTGACCAGGCTCACACCATCGCCGCCCAGGTAGAACGCGCCGGCAAAGGCATCGTTGTACGGGACGACCGAGATGTTCTCCGTGGTCTGAATCATCGAGAAGGCGTTCGACTTCGCCCGGCGCTGACTCACCACCTCATACTTGTTGTCGCTGAGCTCCTCGTACGAGACCTTGTACCCGAGGAAGTACGCAAAGTGCGTATACCGAGTCACAGGTCCCTGGGTCTCCGTGTCGTAGTAGCCAGTCGCATTCTCGCCCTTGAACTGGGCGAGGCCAAACGGGGTCACCTGTACGTCTTCTTCCCAGGCCTGATCCGACGTGTCGATGTAGTAGAGAGCGGGGAACTCGTCCGGGTGCTGAGTGTACATCTGCCCCCAGACTGCCTTGACGCCAGGCCACAGGAGTTTCGGATGACTCCCGGTAACAATTACTCCACCAGCCATTTTTGCTGTCTCCTATTCTGGTGAGGGTTGATCAGACGCCGACACTACCCGGTCGGTAGGCGTGGTTGTTGATGGTCACCCACCAGCGCTGCCACGCCCCGAAGGCATTGTCGATTGACTGCTTCAAGCCCATGAGCTTGAAATTGCTCGTCCCCAGGTTCGGAGGAGTGCCTGTTCCCAGATTGTCGATATAGCTCGGGCTGAGGAAGCCTGGGGCTACCGCGCCGGCGGCAAGGCGACCGAAGTTCGCCGTCTTGCTCGCTGCGCTCGCGCCGAAGTTCACGCCAGCCCCGCCGCTGGTCTGCTCCTGCGCTTCGAAGATCACGTTCGGATCATCGACGACCAAGGCGTACCAGTCCTGGGTCTGAGCCGCTGCCGGCCGTACCAGAACCTGGTTGAGGTTGGTCGGGTCCACCCAAGGACCCATACCGCCGCGCAGGGTGCCCTGCGGAGGCGGCTTCTGCAATCCGATGCAGATTCCAACCAGTGTCGCATTCGACGCCCCGATGTCGATGCTCTGCAGACCAAACGCTGCGTCAGCGCCGGCGATCCGCTTTACTGGATCACCCACAGCGATCTGGCTAGTGTTCGCTGCGGGAATGTGATAGACTCGAGCCCGGCCATCCCAGTCGGAACCATTCAGATATCCGACCGGGGTGAAGCCGTTGACTCTGTTGGCGTTTGCCATGAGAGTTCTCCACGGTTTGTATTAAAGGATTTTGTGTTCATCTTCTATTCAACTTCACTTCAGGTCGGACTTAATCTCTATTCGGGGAAGTGGTCAGGCCGCTCGAGGCCGGAACCTTCCGTTGGACATGTCGAAGATCGCCTCGCGGGTATACCGCATGTTGTAGTCACCCTCGCTCTCTCCCTCCGCCCTCAAGGGCGCTTTCTTGTGGAAGATTTGCTGGAGGACCAACAGGTTCCGCTGGGCGATCTTTCTCTGATCTTGGAAGTAGAATTCCTTCCGGACCTTCATGAGGACCAAGGCCTCCGGCCTGCCGGTCGGTCCTGTGCCGCCGATCAGAGAGATCTGACTCTGACCCAGATCGGTCGAGCTCGAATCAGGACTCCGCCCACCGATCAGTCGATCCATGGTCGGCATCTCGCTCGGCCGGACGAATTCATACCAGGCGCGAAGTGCGCCGGGGATATTCGACTCGGCGAACCAGTGCAGATGATAGCCCTCGATCGGCGGAACCTCCAGCTTCCGAGTGGGCGTGTTCATCGAGATACGCTCGCCACGCTCAGTCAACAGACGCTGGAAGGCCTGGTCGAAGGTCTCCGCTGGGTTGTTCTCCGGAGTGATCGAGCGGGACGCCTGCTTCTCCTCCTGAGATTTCGGTGCCTGATCGGGCATCGAGTGCACACGAGGAGGCGCCGCATTCCCCATGTCGAGTGGGGTTATAAGACCAGGAGGTGCCGGCGGCTCGGGCGGCAGTCCTGCATTCGGATCGTCAGCCATGGTTGTCTCCTAACCGTTGAAGTAAGCGTTCGCGTAGTGTTTCCGCCAGGCAGCCTGGTCCTTGAAGGTCTTCCCCTCGCCGACGAACCGAGACTCCTGCGCGTCACACTTCTGTCTCGCGTCGGAGGGGAGATCGGCATAGGACTGACCACGGCTCGATGATCCAGAACCATTGCCAGGACCTCGACGAGATTCCTCGGTTTTCGGAGCGGCCTGCCGGCGGGCGTTTCCGCCCAGCTTCTTCTCCACCGCCTGTACCGCCTCGTTGAAGAGAGCCACACCTTCAACTTCTCCCATTCGGGTATCGCCAGCCTTCCGCCGGCGCAGCATCTCGTTGTTGAAGAGAGCGACCCGATCGCCGTCCTGGAAGAATTCCTGATTCTCGTTGATGTAGCTTTGCACCCAGGGCTGGATCGCCGGCTGAGACGTAGCGGTGGTGGTCTTCGGTGGCTCTCTCACCGGTGCCTGCTTGATAACCTCCCCCAGCTCGTTCTGGAGTTCAGCCACTTTCACGTCATCCCCAGCCTCACGAGCCGCTTTCAGCTCCGCGCCGATCTCTGCCTTCCTGCGCTCTTTCCGCTCCTTCGCCATGTCAGCATTGAAAGTGCGAATCTCCTCCAGCGCCGCTTCCGCAGCGGCCAGCCTCTGTTCGGTGGCGGTGAGCTTCTGGGTCGTGTTCGACAGCTCCCCCTGAAGCTTCTGCCGATCGCTCCGCAGGAAGGGAATCAGGCTCTCGCCCTTCTCCACGTACTCCGGAGCATCGATCCAGTTGTCAGTCGGGCCCTTCCATTCTGACTTGGGCTTCCAACCCATGCTGCGAGCTTTTGACTCGACCTCAGCTCGGTCCTCTACACCAGCGCCTTCGTCACCACCGGCCGGCTCTTCTTCTCCTCCACCTCCGCCGCCGCCTTCTCCACCGTCAGCCGGAGCCGACTCTAAGAGTCTCCATTTCATGTCTGTTTCTCCACTGCGTAGATCGCATCGCCGTGCACAAGCCTATAGACGTAGCCATCGCTACCCCTCAGTACTCCGCCGGCGAAACGAGTAAACATCACTTTCTGCCCCACCTTCGCTCTCGGTGTGGCTCCCTTCCAGGAATAAGCACCGATCGCTACCACAACACCTTTGGTATCGCAGGTCGACGAGCTCTCTTCCGCATCTTCTGGGACGACGATCTTACTCTGTCTCTCCAGCAGCTCGAACGCCCGCAGCAGGACTCCCTGTCCTACTGGTTCCCATCCCGAGTTGTTCTCTATTTGCATCTCTCATCTCCTCGTTTAGTTCTTCCGCATCTATATCAATGATTTCTTGAAAAGCCCTCAGCTGACTCACAGCTGAAATGTTCGCAACGGCACATTTCTGAGGATCCTCATGACTGAAGAGGCCGTCAGCCCACTGCTCCTGCAGACTGGTCACTCGCCGGCGCAGGTAGTGCCATAGAGCCTTGCCCGCTGGGTGGGCTTTGATTTCCTCCAGATCCGCTTGCCTGATCTCCACTTTCTTCTCCTGTCTGGTTCAGAGCCTCGATTCTCTGGTTCATCGCTTCAGCCATCGCTGTCATATGGGTCATCAGAGTGTCGAAGGCTTCGAGTTGCGTCGCTGCCTTCTGCGCTCCAATATCTGCGATCAACTTCGCCGCCTGCGCTCGCAGTAGATCAATCTGCGCTGTGATCTGCTTCTGCTGCTGCATCAAGGTCATTGTGACCTTCCACTTCTCGAACTGCAGCTTCATCTGGATACCTTGGACCTTCATCTGTTCCTGCTGCACCTTCGGGTTCGGCAGAGGATGCTTCTGGTAGAACTCGCTGTAGGGTCCAGGGAAGACTCGATCTACATCATCATGGCCGATAGCTTCGAGGAAATCTTTCTCAGCCTCTTCGACATTATAGCCAGGCACTTGGTGCGCTCGGTTCGCTATCGCCATAGCTCGGTTAATGCGCTGTGCATCCGAGACCACATCCGGGTCAGCAATCGGAATGAGGAAGTCGGCATTCGACTTATAAGCCTCCCGGGTAATGACCTCACCACCCTTCCCGAAGGGAGTACTCTGCGGCAGATAACGAGCGTTCAGCTGATGAAGCTTCCTGCCCTCTTCCTTCATCGACCTCCAGATGCTCTTGAAGATCGACTTATAGACCTGCGTGCCCTGTTCAAGCATGCCTTGGTAGGTCTGGGCAGGCGTGTTCTGGCCAGGATTCTCGCCGACCACCGTCTCGGTCGATCCAGCCAGCCGATCAGCGTACTGGATAATCAAGCTCAATAGCTTGAACATCACCTCTGGGATTGGGATCTCAGGGTAGGCCTGGAGCATCTTCCTAACATCGTCACCAGCGCCCTTGATAACCTTGTACTCACCCGGAGTTCTGGTGTACACACCAGCCTTCATCTTCGCGCCACTCAGCGCGAATCCGCCTCCCAGCATGTTCGAGGTGCCGGCGTCGAAGATCTGATTGATCGCCGAATTCACCGCTTCGTTCAGCGGCCCAAGCAGCGTACCGAATCCCTTGCCCATGGCGGAGCCATCTGGATCTGGGATGAAGGTGTAGCCGGTGTAGCACTCGAATCCTCGGATGGAGATAATTGAGCCGTCGGTATCCCGCTCGACATCCTCTTCTCTCTCCACCCTAGCGACGATCCGAAGGATACAGCGAGAGGCACTCTCCATCAGCACAATGTACGGTTCGGCATAGCCGTCGCCGTCGCAGTCCATCCAGCAGTGCTGCTCTAGGCAGGTGAACGGAGTGTTCTTATCCCCCTGGGGTTTGGTCAGACCCTCCCGCTTGTCCCGATCTATATCCCCTACGTCCTCAACAGTGTCAACCCGAGCAGCTTCCTTAAACCAGCTTTCTTCAGTCACATCGTGATAGACACCTCTCTTGCATCTCTCATAGATTTCGTTCCGAGTAATCGGAATGATCTCAGTCTTTCGACCGCAGGTCTCGACCGAGGAAGAGAAGTAGTCAAACACCAGGTTTCGGGCAGTGACCATTCGAGAGGTGTTGTGGCCGTCGCTTGGAGAAAAACGGGTCTTGATAAAGGTCTGCCCGACGATCGCGACGTTGATGAAAAGGCGGTTGTGCTGCTCCTCCCAGGCTTGGTCCTCGTTCAGGACCTGCCAGGACATATGCCGGCCGATCAAGCCCGCTTGCTTCCGAGCCTGCCCGTGTGGGTCCGCGCCTACTACCTGGTACTTATAGACCTGATTCCCTCGAATCAGATTCGAGTAGGCCTTCGTGCTGAACTGCAAAGCGGCGATCGACACCAGCGGGAAGACAATATTCGAGCAGTTCGGCCAAGGAAAGTTCTTAGACTCTTGTACCTGCAGCGCAAGGTCCATCGCAGCGTTAGTGCGCTTCTCCCAATCCCTTCTGGATGCTTTGTCTATGCAGAAGCCGTCCCAAGTCCAGCCAGCGATGATCTTGAGGTCGTGATCGCTGAAGCGATCGCAGAGGTTCGGCGCCTCGATCGTCTCTTGGTTGAACTTTAGCTTAGATTCTAGTTCTTCCACAGCTAAGCCGCCTTCTCGCAGTTCTTGCAGATATTATTGAACTTGTCTCGCCGACGAAGGGGTCGCACCCAAGGCCAGCCCTTATGCACACGAATGCCACAGTCGGTCTTGTTACCTTCAACTCTGGCACCACGAAGGCGGTGCAGGACCTTGCCACGAGGAGATAGAACATAGAAAAAGCGCACGATCTTCATGTTCAATACCCAGTATGTGGATTGCGGCCGGAGACGTTCCGAGCCTGTTCTGACTCCCGACGGGCCTCCAGTAGCTCGTCCGGGGTTAGGTCATCTTCGTCAACTTCGTCGAAATACTTAGCAAAGCCAACACAGAGTAGAGAGTCTCCATCGAACTGGTCATCGAGGGTGGATTCAGCGTTCGGCGTGAAGCGAAGAATCTCGGTCTCCCACCCAGGATACCAGGAAGTTTCCTTATCAACCTTAAACCCGCCAGACTTCGTTCTAGCCTGGAACGTGCGGCCTCGAGTCGCTTTGTCTTTCGTCGAGACGACCGGGACGAAGTTGATCCAGATATCTCGCCGGCGCAT